TGTTTGCCAATTCTGCCCGTTATAAAATTCAATCTGCTGAGTGCTGGTGTTGAATCGTAGGTCACCCACACCCATCATGCCAGCACCAGTGTTGATGTAGTTGCTGGCACTGTTGCCACCACCTACTATGACATGTTTGCCCATGGACATTATTGAGTTGATCATATTACCATCCTGCTTGTTTCAATATTAGTTTTGCGTATTCAGCATCTGCGGCATAGTCTGAAAACTTTTTCTGCCATACATCACTGTCTATATAAGGCCATATCATGCTCACCTGGTCGGCTGTGAGTTCGCACAGGAATTTTTGCCCCGACTCTGAGTTGTATATCACCCAAGGACTGATACGTCCTGTAGTCACAGCATGGCACATGGCATGCGCACTGCCATAACGCAAACAATCATGTGGAGGTGCCGAGTGTTTCTCACTCCAGTCTATGCCAAACTCCACTGCTCGAGCAAGTGCATCTGCCACTGCTTCCACTTTCAAATAGTCCAGCAAGTATTCAGTGTAGATTTTGTCACTACCCCAGTTGTCAATTTTCTTATTGTGTTTCAGCAACCAGGCTGTAAACTGTGCAGGATTAATTGCTCGGGTGTTGTGGCAATATCTACCAAACTTTACAAATGCTCGATAGTAAGGTGAATCTGCAAAGTCATCAAATGTTTTGAGCCGGGCTGAACCTTGTGCAATCTCATAGAACCGCAAGTAGGATTGAAAGCCCAGTTCTACACCACGTTCTGATCGTTCCGACCTACGGCGTTTGGGTTCGCACAAGTGAACCACAAGACTTTCTGCACGACGAAATGTTTTCTTGCAGTAGCCGCAGGTTAGTTCACTTAGTGTCTCGGCCATGGTCTCGGATGTATTGATCAAGTTCTTTCTTTGTGGTCATTGAGGCCAGCATGGCTATTTCATCTTCTTTGTAGGTGGGAAATAACTCTGCTAGTTGCTTTTTGACGGCACTTGCACCTGCACCTGTTTCTTTTTTCTTGGGCGAAATCCAGTTGTGTCTGGGTGTGCCCATGTCTGGACTCACTGTGGTAGCACACAGCCATTGCAGTTCAGGGTGTCGGTTGATGTTGAAAAAGTGTTTGTTCAATCGTTCATTGGTAGCAATCAAATAAAACTCTTGCATTTCTCTTGAGCCTTCTACACAACTGGCCCAACGAATCATGAGGTAGTTGGAGAACTTCTTGCGTTCCTCGTCGGTGAGTTCGCTGTAAAAGTTTCTGTTCTTGCGATCCAGTTGTCGCATCTCGTTGGCAATGTTCAGTTTGTCGCTCACTTGTTTACTTTGATTAGTTTGTATACTACTATAGCACGTTCCAAGGCGTCTTGTAAAGCAGGATTGGTCTTGGCCAGTCGCCGTATGTCGCCCCACATTTTATCTTCCATCAAGCCTTCCCACATGGTATCTCTGGTTGGCGTTTGTTTGGTATAGTCAATTTGATGACCACTCACTGGATCATAATTCCAACCAACAGGTTGTCTGGTACTGGGATCAGCACCTGACTCACGAGCATACACTGTATTGCCCACACGCTCATATACATAAGTGGCACCTGGTTTAAGAGTTCCCATACTTGTAACCATATTGAGCATGCGCCCAGCGCAGGAATCTTTCTAAGCCTTCCTGATCTTCTGGGTGACTTTCCAAATAAATCTTGGCCAAACGATTAACTATTTCAAATATTTCGGGTTCGGTATATGCCATATTACCACGCCTTGTTGTAGTCTACTATCTCACAGTTGCGACTGATGTCTTTCACAAAGTACACGCAGTCTGGATCTGGATCATCGTTTAACGGCACAGAGAGTAATTGTCCATTCTTTAGTTTGGGTGCATACCACGATACTTCGTGATACACATCTAGTATTTCAATGTCTGGAAATGACGGACGGAAGCTGGTAAGTGGATTGAATTGAAACACTCGGAAGCCACGATCATTTATAGACGTCAATGGTAACACTTCTAAGTCGCCTACTTCTGGTTCACCAATGAGGATCTGCCAGTCCATGGGCATCTTTATAGTGTTCTCGCCAATGCGTAGCACCAGGGCAGGTGCATTGAAACTTTCTAAAAAGATTAGCGGAATAAAATGATAGTCTGGTTCTTGTGGATTTGAATTGTCTAAGATAGCAAACCGCATGTCATCTACTTCTTCGGGCAAATGATCTAGGTCGTAATGAATGTTGTCTAGGGTTAGTATTCTCATGTGTTTATTATACAGGTACTTGATGTTTTTGTCAAATATATTGCATGATTACACCGCAATCTAATGTTTGGTGCACCACTTGCCAGCCTTGTGCTTTTAGATAAACCACAACAGGTCCGCATTTACCAATCCAACAGTCGTTGATGCAGTAAGTGTCATCCATGACTATTGTGGTATGGTGATTGATACAACTACGCAGTGCAATGATCTGTGCCATGTGTTCTGTTTGACAGGCCTGGTTGTTCATGACTTGCCCGCGACTGTTGTATTCTTCCATTTGCCTTTGTATAGCCGGACGTATGTCATTTATGTCCCAGATGTAATCAAAGTTATCCAAGTACAGACACGAAATATCTGTGGGTAGGCTACCAAACTCTCGAGCCCACACACTGCCCGGGGACACAACGAATTCCACATCAGGCAATTCTGTTTGGTATCTGTTTTTTGCCGAGGGAGAAATATCCACACTGATCAACTTGGTGCCATGCAGCTTGGCCAGTCTGTTCAATTCACGTGTGCTGCCTTCGCCACGTTCTGACCCAATTTCTACAAACACACCCGAACTTGGTTTGATAAAATTTTGTATTTCTTTAAATATGGTGCCCATTTAGTTTGTCCTTGATATACCGATCAATATTGGCAGCAATGATTTCTTGTGTGGCTCGATCTGTATGGAATGGAGTATCGTAGTTGATGTTGGCTCTACTGAATTCATAGGCCACTGCACCTATTGCTTGATCATTGAATTTTATTGGTAAAATGCCCTGCTCTATCGTGCGTTTGTGCCAGTAATCTAACAACCACCCATCAATAACCTGTTGCAGGCCTTCGTCAAACATGTATTTGATACGCAATTTTAATGCCAACACTTGTTCTTGACTCAACAAAGGATTTTGTTCTGCGCCTTGCCACACAGTGGACAACACAGAAGCGTCCTGGTGCCCAACCAAGTTGCCATGTGTGGATGGATGATGTATATTACTATAACAAAAATTTTTTAAACCGCGGTGGTCATCAAACCCTGATCTTAAAAATTCAAATCTTGACGACCATGTTTGATTGTACACAATCACATCCACTTGTTGATTCACAGCTTCTTGTATTTGAAATGCAATGGCTGTGTTGCTGAATCCACCGTGAGCCAGGTGCAATACTTCATAGTGATACTCATCTTCCAACATCTGACTAAAGTGGGCACGATTTCCTGCGCCTGTTTTGACCAAATCTTCAGTGCAGGCTGTGCAAAAGCTATCGCCACACACAGCTATTTTTATTTTATTTGCATCCATTCCAGTTTCTCTTGTGTAAAGGGGTAGTTGGCTTCCTTGTAGAACTGTTTGCGCTTGGTCAAATGGCGCTTGGCAAATTTACAAGTTGATGTTATGTCCCAGATTTGTACGTGGTCTTTGTCTTCTGCTTTGCGTATGCCACGACCGATTGACTGAATGACACGCACAAAACTCTTACCAGGCTCCACAAGAACAAGGTTGAAAATTCGAGGTATATTGATACCAACCGCTGCCACACCATAAGTGGCCACGATGATTTTATCAACTGCATCTGCTACCTCATCATATTCGGCTTGTCTCTTTGTGCCTTTTGTGGCACCTGAAACAAACACAGCCTTGTCTCCCAGCCGTGCAACCAGTTGCCTACCACACTCGGTGCGATCTACCAAGACCAGGGTATTACCTGTTTCGTTTACACGGCGCACAAGATCAGCCATGGTGTCCAGTCTTCCTGATTCTTCCAACAAGTATTTGAGTTCGCTTTGATAGTCCTTGTACTCCACGTGATCAATCAACTGCACAATGTTCACATGGCAGTTGGCCAGCACACCTTGTTGCTGTAATTCGCTGGCACTGAGTTTTCCAATAACAGGACCTAGGCTAACTAACAGTGCTTGGCTTTCAAACTTTTCTTTGGGCACAGTTCCGGTCAGGCCCCAGCGAATTGGCACTCGAGCCATGACACCGGTTAACAAGGTTTTGAGTGCATCTGCTTTGGCCATGTGTACTTCATCCACAATAACACACACAACATCTTCAAGAAACTCACCAATGGTGCAGTCGCCTATGCCTGCCTTGGTATTCTTCAAGAGATTGTTTAGACTCTGCCATGTGCAAATGGTGTGTTGGCGTCCGTATTCTTTACGATCGCCAAAGTACACACCAACATCTTGCTCCATGTTGATATAGTCTGCTTCGGTTTGTGTGACCAAACTCTTGTTGGGCACAATAACGATTGAGCGTCCATAAGGTGTGACAGCATTGCTCAAGGCCGCTGTCATAATTGTTTTACCTGCACCCGTAGCCACTTCCTGTATGCACTGCGGATTGGACAAGAAGTTGTTCACAATCTCCACCTGGTAGTCACGCATCATTATGGGTTGCCCCACAGCAGGATGCCCCTTGGGCCAGGTCACATGTGCAAATGATGTTTCTGTTACTTGCTTAAAGTTGAATGTATTTGAGTAGTCACGCTGGTCGTCCAATTCAACATCATAGTCAAGCCGTTCCAATATGGGCATGATCTCAGGCAATAGGTTCACATAAGTTGATCCACCCAGTTGAAAGTATGCTACTTTGCCATCCCAGCGTCCCAGTCGCACCGCTGGCAAATAACGTGCGGCAGGATTTTCGTACTTGAAAGCATTCACAAGAGCCTTGCGAGCATCCAAGTCCAGGCCTTCAATCTTGATGTTTACTTCGTCACGTATTTGTATGGTGCATCGTTTCATATGTATTGGGCCAGTTCAGGGAATACCTGTTTAAAATTTAGTTCACGGTAGTGATCGTGTTCATGCAAGTAGCGTTTGAAGTCTGCAACATGTTCACTGTCGTCAGCGTTTTCAATCAAGCCTGCCCAAGTTTGTACCTCGGCATGTTGACTGGATCGTAATTTGGCTACTATTGTTTGTCGAGCATGTCCACACCACACTGTGGGAGTCATGTGTGGGGGATTGTGTACACGACCCAACCAAGGAGTAGGCAGTCCTGTATTATAACACCAAGAAAAGAATTCGTCAAGGTAATAGATGTTGTATGCACTCACAGTGTGACTCACACTGAGACGGAAATTAGGTAACTTTTGGCACCCCAGATATTGCTGAATATTGGGCTGTATCTGATTCCAATCACCCGGATATCGAATGTAATTGTAGCGGGCACCCACACCATCAATACTCAACTGCATGTCAATTTCTTTGAAGTGTTGCCACAAGTTCCACCATGCAGATTCTGGCCATACTGTCACATTAGTGGTGTAGTGCAGAGTGATGTTGTTGGCTTGATTGGTATCTATATAATGCTGTAACAATGCTTTTTGTTCTGCCACCCCACTAAGGAAAGGCTCTCCGCCAGGAATGTCAATGTGTATCAGTTGCGGGGCTGATTGTACAAAGTCTTGTACAAAATCGTCTTTGTAAAAATGAAAATTCTTTATGTCCTTGAGATAGATGGTTTGGTACTCGTGTCGCCAACGACTGCTACTGTAGGGACTGCACGTGACACATGTGAGATTGCAAGTGTTACCAAATGCAATGCTGGCTGTGATGACTCCGTCCTGTTCAAAATTGTAATCAGCATAATGAGGTTGCCAGCGTGTAAAATCCAATTGACGTTTGCTTGGAATGTTGTTTTGTTCTTCAATTTGACATCGTTTGCAACCTGCAGGCCACTGCCCTGTACGAAAATCTTGTTGTATTAATTGCAAAAAGGCACTGCCACGATAGTCGTGTACAGTGTGTTCACTAATGTTGAATTTTTGATTGTATGATTTGGTAATAAACTTACAGCAAGGAGTAATATCGCCCACAGGGCTGACATCAATATTGGTCCAAGGAGCAAAACAAAACGGCATATTGTATATAGTAACACATAAAGAAACGCAAGTCAAAAAAACAGGCTCCGAAGAGCCTGTGTAAAAACCCGGGGCGGAGCCAACCAATCCCCGGGGTAAAACTCAATCACTTAATATCAAAATAAGAAATGCCAACATCAATGCTAACCAGGGTTGACCCACAATCACTAGCAGTAGCACAGCAAGCCAAGCCATGTCAGGCACTCTTCATGCAAGTTGTTTCTGCAAGACGCTTCCAGTTGCCTGCAAAACTCTTGCGCAAGTCTGCAATCTTCAGCGCCATACGCAAGCTCATCTCACGCAGGCGATTCTGATTTGCTTCCATGAACTCGATAATCTCGTCCTGAGCACACTCTTCAAAATCATAGTCTGCAAACAACACACCGTCCTTGGCAATTTGTTTGATACGCAACACTTTGTCACGCATGGTGTCCAGTGTCAAATCCAAGTAGTGACAGCGAGATTGCAGTGCATCCAAGTGATCACGCAACTTTTGGCTTTTCATCTGATCAAACTTCAAGTTGGTAATAAAGATTACCGAACCTTTGAACTCGAAACGATCTGGGATGCCTTCACGGCGCAGAGTCGAAGACTCACTCAACCATGAAATGGTACGCTTCTTGCCGGAGTCCAGGGCACCCTTCAGCAAGTTCAGTGCCACGTCATCAAGCAGGATGCTGTCACAGTCATCAAACACCAACACACAATTGTCGTCTGAATATTTGTACAAGGCTTGATACAAGCCAATGGGTGTCGCTGAGCCTTTGACAACTTCGGCACGGAGGCGCTTGCCTGCCAATTTGTCAAACAGTGTGGCTTTTTCAATCTCTTGCTCAACGCCAAACGATTTGCCAACTCCGGGAGGACCTGACACAATCATGGCACGGATGTCACCGTTGACACAGGCTTTTGTCATCTCATGCAAGATGTCAAAACGCTCACGAATACGTGTCATAATTTCGTCTTCTGTTTCGGCTTCTACTGGGGGCTTGGCAAATGCCACTGTATTTTCTTTGCTCACTGCATCTCCATTGACATACTCGATGTCGCTAATGTTGTTGACTTTGATACGGATGGTGTCGGGGCAGTTGGGAAATGCA